AACTTCCACCTGGAGTCTTTACTGAGTCAAGCGTTCTAGAGCGAGAACTACGTTTAGGTTCTCGTTATCCAGAAGTTCGTAGCGGTAATGTTGATGCTTCAATCATTACAGGTCGCGGAGTACAAGCCCTACAAGCTGGCTTTGATACTCAAGTTCGTGCAGCGCAAGCACAGTTTGCAAGACTATTTACTGAGCTAGTATCTCTCTGCTTTGAAGTAGATGAGAAAATCTTTGGTTCTATGACCAAGGAAATCAAGGGAGTAGATGACGGTACTCCGTTTAATATGAAGTATGTACCAAGTCGTCAGATTGCTGGCGAGTATGGTGTAGATGTTCGTTACGGCATTATGTCTGGTATGAATCCAAACAATGCCATTATTGCTTTACTACAGATGCGAAGCGACAAACTGGTATCAAGAGATTATGTACGCAGAGAAATTCCTATGGAGTTAAATGTCACTCAAGAAGAGCAGCGTGTGGATATTGAAGAGATGCGTGATTCTTTGCGCGTTGCTGTTGCTCAGTATGCTCAGACCATTCCAGCACTTGCAGCCCAAGGTCAAGATCCTTCTCAGATTGTTTCTAGAATCGCCGAGGTTATTAAGGGTCGCCAAAAAGGTAAACAACTTGAGACGATAGTTGAAGAAGTATTTGCTCCAGAGCCAGCTCCAGAAGTCCCAACAGAAATGATGGGCGAACAAGTTCCAGCAGCAGGTATGGCCCCCGTTCCTGCCTCGCAGCCAACTCCAGAACAAATGGGTGCGGCCCCTGCTGCTGGCTCTCGTCCAGATATAGCGTCATTACTCGCATCTATTGCAGGGTAGGGAGGTGTAAAATGAAAAAAGGTGGTCGTGCAAAGGCTCCAATGGCAAAGCCAACAGAGGGCAAGAAAGATACTTCAAAGCCAGCAGGCGGCAAAGTCGAATTTGGCTATGCAGGTAAAGCTCGTAAAGGCAAGAAGGCTTAGTTTTATAGTGAGAGGATAGAGCGTGGATAAAGATAAAGATTTCGTACCACGCTCTGTCACTCTCGCAGATTTCTTAGTAGTTGTATCAGGTTTCTTTGTAAATATAGTCCGAGCTGTAGAGATGCTCGCATCAGAACTTTTAGATTTAGCAGTGTATAACGCAAATAGAACAACAAAGGTTTCCAGAGTATGGGAACAATTCACATCAGATTTAGAGAAGATGGAGGATCCAAATGGCTAGAGGGCCTATGGCAGGTGTATCAGGACCTGGTAAATTCTCCAAGAGAACAGATGGTTTATCTTTTGAATCAACAGAGTACGGCTCAGGTGTAGCCAATGCTGCTAATAAAGCAGGAGCTCCACTAGCTAAGACTCCAGATGTACGTCCAACATCTCGTAGCGAGATGGGTATGGCACCAAGTCAATTATCTGGCAAGATAGATTTATTTGCATCATCTGCAAATCCAGGCGAGCCTATTACTACAGGTATTGCTATGGGTGCAGGCGCAGGTCCAGAAGCACTTGCAATGACAGGTATTCAGACAGAAAAACTATCAGACATCTTGGCAAAGATGCTTCCTTACGATCAATCAGGTGAGGTAGAGATTCTCTATCAGCGTGCATTAGCGCGAGGTATGTAGTGCCACAAAATTCAATCACATCTGCAGCAGCGCAAGCTGGCCTTACAGCAAAACAAAAGGCTCAGATTGATGGCTTACAAAAGTTATTAGATTCCCACAAGGGTCTACTATCGCTGCCTGCTCCTGTTGCTCAACAAAAGTTCAACTCATTACCACAAGAACAGCAGACTGCACACGTTGCTTTGTTCGGTGGAGATGACAATGAAGCTCCAGAGCAAAAGCGCGGTTGGCTTGGTGGTGCTATTCACTATGCAGGTCAAGGTGTAAAGCAATCAATCGGTAGAGTCTTTGGTGCTCTAAACGAAGTTTCAGATTTTATGACCCGTGTTTATCGCACGGGTGCTATCGCTATTGACCAAGGTGTAGACCTTGACAAGGCTTTCAAGATGGCAAACGATAAAGGCGACCAAGTATTTAGTCCTACTCGCCTTGCAGATGCTCGTAACAAGTATGGCTCAGACCGTATCAACGTAGCAGTCAAGGTTGCACAGGGTATTCCACTAGACCAGATTATCGCTGGTGGTACAGATGCTGAGAAGCAGATTGCTGCATCTGCTGCAAAGGGTGAAGATAAACTCTTTCAGGATGCGCTAGATAAGGTTCAGGCCGCTAAGTATTCACCTGGTCGCCAATTAGCGAACCTATTACTTCCAGAAGGCTTGGAAGGTTCAGGATTTTTATACAAAGGTATTTCAGGTTTTGCAGATGCTGGATATCGGGTCTTTACAGATCCTACACTTTTACTAGGTAAAGCTAAAAAAGCCTACGATGCTGCTAACTATGCCCTATTCAAAATAGCAGGAAATGCAGGCGCTGTAGATAATGCTTTCTCAATCAAGAATCCTTTGACTGGTCGCAATGGTGTTACAGATTTTTTCAATGTATACGGTAAAGAACTTGAGAATCTCAAGGTTGCTCGTGCTAATAACAACATTGTTGCTGCAGAAAAAGCATCATCTACTTTACGTCGTTTAGCTCCAGAGTTTGGACCAGCAGCTATAGATGAGTTTATCCGTGCTGGTGTCAATAATGCTGATACCGCTAAGGCTTATTTACAGAATCACGCGGATGTCAAGACTATTCTTGCTGGACAATCTGCACGTAAGACCCCACTTGTGCCACGTTTAGATGCAGCACGTAAAGCTCGCGTAAATTTCTTTACAGCAACTGACAAAGTTTTCAATATCGACAAGGTAGGACAGAAAGTTGTCCAGGCTTTGTATGGTACTAGCGCACAATACGAAGATATTGTTACAGGTATTACTACCCGTGTTGAGGATATTGCTAGACAAGAGAGGCAAGTAGGTCGCTTTAAGGGCGCAGATGGCGCATATCGTATGCCATTGTCGCAAATCCAAGGACGTATTGATCGCTTTGCCCGTAAGTTTACAACAATTCCATACTTCAAAGATGGATTCTTTGATGTAAATGCAGCAGATGCTGCTACTCAGGTCTACCGCTTAGCACGTCTAGGTAACTCTCGTTACCACTCTCGCATTATTGCTGAAACTTTTGCTGCAGGTGGAGAAGGTCAGCGCAAGCAAATCTTTGCAGGGCTATGGAATACTGTAGCTGAGGTACGTGGTGTATCAAAGTCTGCAGCAGGTAAGTCTTATATGGATGAGTTTGCAGGTTTTGGTAGAAACAAGCAGTATGCTGCTTCAGTTATCAAACGCAAAGTAAATGAATTTGGTGACGAAGTAAATGAAGTCACAAATCCTGCAGAATTTGATGGTCAGCAAATGGCTATCTTTGCATATCAACTGTCACCTAATATGGCAGTTCCATCTATTGTAGATCTTGACAGACTTGCTGCTCGCTCTGGAATTATTGACAGAGTTATGGGTGTATCACACCAAAGCTGGGCTGAGAAAATGACCTCATACTGGTCAGTTGGTACCCTTGCAGGTCCACGTTTCCCAGTTCGTAACGCAGCAGAAGACTTGATGCTACATCTAGCAGTGGGCGATTCACCTTGGGGTGTAGCCAAAGCGCGTTTGCTTTCTACAAAACTACGCCAAGCACAAGGTCAAGGCAATCTAGGTTTTATTAACAAACTTGTATACCGTAATCAGACTGCTAAGTATCAGAAGGCTATGGAAGATGCTATTGCTTCTGGTAATCCACGTGCAGCACAGAAGGTTATGGCTGAGGCTATCCTTGAATCAAAGGTAATTTCCAAGTTAGATGCTGAAGGCGCAGAGCTCCTTAAAGAAATTGCAGAGTTTGGTTATCTTGATGACACACTAAGGGCTGTTGCAGAAGGTGGAAAGAACGCTCTTCGCGGTGGCGACCAATACTTCAATGCCACTAGAGATGTATCTAAGTTTGGCAAGATGGGTGCTATTGAAGTCAATGGTCAGAAGCTAAAGCAGGCTACAGGTCTAAAGGCTTACTCAGAATTCAACCCAATTGCTTCAGATGATGCACGCATTAGCTGGATGGTTCAAATTGGTATTATCTCTCAAGATGAACTAGGCCGTATTGCCTTGATGAATCTTGATGATGACGGAACTCGCGCTATTAACGCGGTGCAGGATTATCTAGATAAACTGCCATTAAAAGAGCGTGAGCGATTCTCGCTATACAGCACAGGTGCATCTACTCGTGTACACGCAGAGCGTGTAGTTGAATCTACAAAGAACCTAGTCTCAAAGCGTAATGGTCAAGTAAATGACGAATTACTAAGTAAGATTCGCAAGCGCAACGAAAAAGGCGATATGGTTATCTCAACCAAAGAGTTTCGCCTAGAGGACTTGCCTAATAAGAATAACCCAGACCTAGCACCTGAATGGGTATCTGGTCCAACGCTTGTGCCAGTATCAGATAGTGATAACTTTGCTGCATCTTTAGTTGATAAGACTTGGGATTATATGGGCGAAGCTAATGCTCGCTTCTCGCGTGAACCGCTAGTCATTGATTCAATGATTCGTATTCGCAAAGATATGCGTGCTACTGGTTTCGAAAAGCGCATTATGGAGCAATTCACCAGAGGTAAGACTGGCGCTGAACTAAAAGCTGCTGAAGATGCAGCCAAGGCTCACATTGTTTCTATTGCAGAGGACTTAGCTAAGGATCGCGTTCTAGCATTCGTAGATAATCCTGCAGTTCGTAGCCAGTTAGCTATGTCTGCTCGTAACTTTGCGCGTTTCTATCGCGCTACTGAAGACTTTTATCGCCGCGTTTATCGTACTGTTAAGTATAACCCAGAAGCATTGACCCGTGCATCACTTACTTATGAAGGTGTAGCACACTCAGGCTTTGTACAGACAGATGATAATGGCGACCAATACTTTTTCTACCCAGGACTAACACCTGTTTACAAAGTAATGAACGGTGTTATGAAGGCATTTGGCGTACCTACTGCATTCCAGGTTCCAATGCCTGTTGAGTTCGGTGGTAAGCTGAAGATGATTACACCTTCAATGAACCCAGACTCACTGTTTCCTACTTTTGCTGGTCCATTAGCTTCGGTTCCAATGAAGATGGTTTTTAACGTAGTCCCACAACTAAAGACTATTGAAGAGACATTCCTTGGTACCTATGGCGTAGATCAACCAATGATTAACGCAGCATTGCCAGGTCACGTAAACCGTATCCTTGCAGCATTGAACAAGGACGAGCGTAACTCTCAGTATGCCTCAGCATTCCGTAAGGCTGCTACATATCTAGAAGCATCAGGTCACGGGATTAAACCAAAGATTGACCCAGAAACTGGCTTAGAGATTCCGCCAAGCCCAGCAGAATTAGCAGAATATCAAGACAGAATTCAGTCAGCCACTATCTCTGTTCTTGCAGTGCGAGCACTATTTGGATTTATTGCACCTGCTTCACCACAGATTACACTCAAGAGCGACCTATCAAAATGGGTACGCGATAATGAGCGTACATCCTACAAACAAGTATTTAATCAACTTATCAATCAGTATGGCAGTATTGATAAAGCAATGGAAGAGTGGATTCGTCTCTTCCCAGATGAGATGCCATATACCATTTCTGAGTCTGACAACGTATCTGTACTTGCAGCCCGTTCAGTAGATAAGTCTGTAGGTTGGATTCAAGAGAACGAAGGCTTACTCAAGAAGTACCGTGAGGGTGGCGTATTCTTAATGCCACGCGAAGGTGACTTTAACTTCGATGCTTACAAGTTACTGTATAACTCAGGCTTGAAACAGAATAAAACCTTGCAAGATTTCCTACGCGAAATCAGTACCGCTAAGGATGAGCAGGTTTACTATACAGCTCGTGACCAGTTTGAGACTCAACTTGCTAATACCTATACAGATATTGGTAAGCGTCAACTACGCGATCAATTCTCAATTTGGAAAGAACAATTCTTAGGCTCACGCCCAATGCTTCAAGAAGAACTAGGCAAGGGTGCAGAAAGCAAGATTCGTCGTATCCGTGCATACGATGACCTACG